AGAATCATCGACTTCGGACCACATAGTTCCGTACAATGTTCCTGTGCTACTTGTAGCAGAAACCCCTGTTATTGTAAAGGTCACATCTGTTTGGATACTTGAAGTTCCTACAGAAGAGGTAGCTGATACACTTGGGGCTTCATAAGAACTCGTTTGAGTTGCATCTCCAATGGCGGATGTCATCGCTTGACCAGTAACCGTTATATCAAAATCTGCGGTAGCTGTTACATCACCAACCGATACAACTCGTCTTTCTCCTGTGACTTCTACATCAACAGAAATGTTAATGGTTTCATCCCCTAAAGAGGAAGTCATTCCCGCCGCTGTTAATGTAACATTACAGTCTCCTGTGATAGTAAATGATCCTAGGGATCCTGTTAATAAAGTTCCCGCAGGTTCTACCGTTGGGCTAATTTCTATTGATAAGTCTCCTGTACTTGCATCAAGTTCAGGTTCTGAAGCTGCAACAACAGTTATTTCTGCACCAGCGGTAATTGAGAAAGTTCCGATGGAACTTGTTGCACTTACACCCGTTACAAAAATAGAAGTGAGAACGTCACCTACGCTAGAGCTTAAACCTGCAGCTGTAATTGTTGGAGCAACATCCCCCTGGAATGTCATGTCTCCCGTGCTTGTTGTTGCACCAACTCCTGTTAGTGCATAAGTTGTTGCAAGAGTACCCCATAAATTATCTCCCCAACCAATGACTTCACCTGTGTCTCCGTTAAAGGCTCTTCCCCAACCACTTTGAGCTCCCGTAGTTACAAGGGAGGATCCCTCTCCAAGAGCAGAAGTAAGACCATTAGCCGTAGGGCTAACATCTGCATTAGCGGTAGTAGTTACATCATTTGTGCTTGAAGTGAGCGGATTGCCTGTAGCACTAACAAGTGCAATACCAGTAGCCACTGCTGTACCAGCAGTAGACGTACCATAGACGCCAGTAAGCGTAATATTGCAGTCACCCGTAACACTTGTGGGTGTTGCAGTACTTGACGTGAGGCCATTACCTGTAACGGCAACGGGTGCATATTCTCCCCATGCTCCACTGCCCCAAGTCTCTCGGCCCCATCCTTGTAGAGAGGCCATGATTTATTCTCCTATGCGATCCTTAAAATTGCAGCAGTCGCTTCAGCAGCAGGAAATGTAATTGTAAATGTTCCTGAAGTTGAAGTTTTAACACCGCCAAAATCTAAAACACAAACAGATGCATTGGTTGTTAATCCAGTTACTGTAGAGCTATTATAAATCACAGCAGCTTGTGCAGAAATTGTTGCACTTGTAAATGAAAGATCGGGTGAAAAATCACAAACAGCAGTATCCGTTGATAAGACAGGAGTTACCGATGTTAATGCACCACCACCTGCGGAATAAGTGCCTGAATTACCTACCTCGTCGGGTGTGTCGTAGATAGTAGTTGATTTACTTAAAGTTGCTTCTGAATCGAAAAGCGCTAATTTAAAAGTGTTCCCTGTCGTTGCTGTAAAATTATGCAAAGCTTTCAGGATCTCCACTTTGAAACTGTTACAAACAGCTTGTACTATTGCCATGTTGACCTCCTATGGGTTCCTTGACTCGAGAGGGATACGAATAACGCCGTCTCGAAATTCGTCTCTACGGTCACGCCCCATCTCATATGTTGCGAGAGCCTGTACAGACTCATTAAACATTTTATCATAATATTGTATCATATCTGCTGGACCTTTCAAGTATCCAAGAGCTTGTAAAATACAACCATATAAAAGCACGTTTGGAGCATTTTGACTTATCCAAGTAGATGTATTTGTACTTGATAAGCCACTAGGCTTGTACGTGTATGCGAGCTCACATGTTAATGCAGCGTTCGGGGTTGGCGCAACATAGTGCGTGTTATCATCCCACATAGCATAGTATTTGGGAGTAGCATTTGCCGTTCTATCTGGCCAATACTCATTCATAAACGAAATATCTTTTTGAAGCAAGAACGTTCTATTTGGTTCGGATGCACCTGCATCATAAGTTTGAATAAACCTTGTATTTTGCCAATCTCCAGGCAAAGGTAAAAAAGGATTACCTACAGTTAATGTAGCATAATCATATTTCCGAAAATAAGTAAGATCTACAGTTCTTAAAAGTTGATCTTCAATAGACTCTATAAAAGGTAATATAACAGCATCAGATAAAACATCTGTTGTTGTTTCTGTGTAATTTCTTACGTTATCATTTAAATCTGAATAGTCCGTCATGATGTGGTCACTGTAACATTTCCTGTTCTTGATAACAACCCAGTAGTTCTTTGAGGTTGTTGAACACTAAGTGGCATCATACTTCTTTGAGTATCAGCGTAAGCGACGCCGTTAGCATAATAATTAGTGACAGGTTCTAAAAGAGTTTGAAAACTATTTACTGCTGTCCCATCTCCTACTCCATCAAAAACATCTAAGTTAGGTGATAAAACTACATCTCCTGTGGGAGATCTTACTGTATTATTTCCTACATATACTCTTGAATCAGCAATTTGAGGTTTTGCATGTTCAAGTGCTGTAAAATCTGTAGGATGATTTTTAGGATCTAATTGAGGTTGTTTTGGTTCAAATTCACTGTAATGAACCCACGATCCAGTCCATTCTCTAACCATTTCATTATACGGAAAAGCCATTCCCGATCTATCAGAGATGCGAAGTGCAAATTTACCAGATGAATATTTACCCATTTCACCTCCTACGGAATATAATTTTGACGAGGAACCATACTGTAGCTAGCTTTTTCTACATCTTGACTGGCCGCTCTAGAAAATTCTTCATCATAAATTGTTTTTAAAATTTGAATTCTATCGGGTGCATATTTCATTGAAACATAATATGCTAAACCTGCAACCATACAGGGTAAAAAACGAAAAGGAATTTGTGCATTTTTAGTATATGCATTTATATCTGTCATACGAAGAGACGTATAATATTTAAAAGTATATGTGGAATCCGCTTCAGGAAAAAAATATACTTTAGGAAGTATTGTTCTTTCAAAATAATATTGGGAAGGTCTTCCTTGAGTAGATTTAACAGTATAGTCCCAATAGGTAGATCGTCCTATTTTTGTCATAGAAAAATCACCACTACTATTAGACATAACAGCACTATCAATATCAATAATTTGAGAACTATCATTAGCGTCTGCAGTTGCATTTCCCGCTGAATCTACTGAATACAGGGTTGTTCCTTCTATCATTTGGGTACCTGCCACAACAGTGGCTTCTCTTTGTTGAATTGTCCAAAGATTTAATCCTCTATTTGCCCATTCAGCAATTAACAAATTAATAGATCGACGTGTAGTTTTTAACTCGTATCCTGTACGATCTTGTAAACCACAACGTTCAAATGCTTCTTCCACCAACGCATCGAGATCTAATATAAATCCTGCGGTAGATGAATAAGAAGGAGCACCCGTATTAATTGACATTTAATTACTTCGCTATTCCTTTACCTCGTTTAGCGATACCACCACCACGTTTATTGATAACGCCTTTGCCAGTGCCTTTACCCCATTTACCATAGGATTCATCACGGCTTGCTTTCAATTGTTTTTTAGTTCTTGGTTTTTTAATTCTCATAGCGACTGATTCATCTTTTCTATCAATGTAACCTTGGCCACCTTTATTCATTTTTTTAGGGGGTCTGCCTACTTTAGACCCATAGGTTCCTTTACCTTGAGGCATAATGATCTCCTTCGATTGTTGGTTTTTATAATAATAACCTTTATCTCTTCCCTTGTCGATTGTATTTTTTCCAAGATTTTAGCTTGTGTTTATTATTCTGTGCAACTCGATCCAAGCTCAATTCTGTAACGTATACCAACACTAGCACTAGCGTCATCATCATAATCCCCATAAGAATAATCATTAAGATATTCATTAATACCAAATGCTTTTTTAAAAGAAAACACCACAATAAGAAGGACAATAAAACTTAAAATAAATATCCTCCAATCCCAGTGCCACACTAATTACTTCCATTCACAATCTTTTTAACATTAATTGCGTTTTCTTTTCCTCTGTTCTCCCCTATTTCAAATTCTATCTCTTCTCCTTCTTGTAGGGTTTCAATACCCGCTTCTTCCAAAGCCGATACGTGCAGGAAGACATCTTTGCCTCCTGTGTTGTTTTCAATAAATCCATATCCTTTGGTTGGATTAAACCATTTAATTTTACCTGTAGTCATTTAGTTTCCTTATAGTTATTTGTTATTCCATTTTTCCTTGGACCTAAGTGTCCATCTCTCAAATGTTTCTCTACTTATTTCTTTCTTTACCATCTTCGCTCCTTCTGGGAGCTCCGTATGCAATGTTAATATTTCTCCGTCATCACTCAATTCCACGAGTGCAGGACCACAAAATGCGTTCTTTTTATAATCCGTTTCCTTTTTCTTGAGAATTCTCACTTCCTTCATGCATGAGGACAGTGATTCCATCGGAACATACTGCGTCATTTTATGTTTTTCATCCGACATGTTCCCGAAAATGAACATGACAATTATGCTAATTACTTCCATTTGATTCCCTCAATTTATCTTTAAGCTTTTCTACATCGTTAAGCAATCGTTCTATATCATGCTGTGCCCTCTTAATATTCACGGTATTACTCATCATTGACTCCATTTTTTCTTGCATACCCTCGACTTGAGAACTCATAAATTCAATTAAAAGGTCTTGCTGAGCATCGGCAGGTAAACTGCCTAATTCACCTCTTGGCCATTTTATCCTAAAC